GGTCTCACCCTCGGTGACGACGATAACCTCGTTCTTCCGCAGAATGGACAGACCGAACACTGCTGCCTGACCGTGGCCGGGGATGTTGAGCATCTTGTCTTGCGACCGAGCTGCATTCAGCTTGTACCGGCGGACGTTGACAACCTCGTCCTGTGCATTCCTGACAGGAATGGTGTAGCGCTCGCCGTCCCAGCCGATGTCCCACTCAGCGATTGTCTCCCGGGTGAAGCCTCGCGCCGACATAAGGTCGGAGAGGGCTTTCTTGTCGCCCAGTAATCGCTCCGTCTTGGCCTGTAGCTCATCGCGAGACGGGAGATTACGACGGTTCTGGGCTACGGCCTCATCCGACGGATTCAAACGCCCTAGCGTGGCTTCTCGGTACGCTGGGTCTCGGTGTCGATTCTTGAGAGCTGCAGCGCGGATGTCCCAGCCGTGCTCCGCCTTGAGGTCTGCGGCAAGGGCATGGATGCTCCCGCCGTGGTTTCCCTTCTGGCAGTTCCAGATTCCCTTCTCTGGGTTGAAGGATGCCGATGGTGTCTTCGAGGTCTGTGGATCCTCGCACATCGGACAAAAGGCACGGATGTTGCCTTCATCATCTTCCATTCCGTCAAGGACGAACCAGTCTGCGAATGCAGCGCGGACAGTGTCGGCCTTGTATTTCTTCTTCGGAGCCTTGGGAGCCGATGACTCACTCCGATCGGTTGCCTTGATTGTTGGCAAGTCCATCTCCTCAAACGTTAGACCTTTTATATCTCTCCTCACTCTCTCTCTCTCTCTCTCTCTCTCTCTCTCTCTCTCTCTTAGTTAGTTAGTTAGATGAGATAGGTAGTAGCCGAGACGATTGAGTTTTGAAAAGACTGAGCTGCAAAAATATTGACACATTCTACACAATTTTTCTTGTACTTACACAATATTTCTACAGAGGGTTAGATCTTATATGAATATTGTGTAGACCTAAAAAATATTGTGTATATTGTGTTAGATTTACAGAGTTAGAGATAGCGGTTTTTCTAGGAAAGGGCGACGACCGCCCGATCCGCTGTCCGCAGACTGATTTGGTTCGCTCCGCGTCAGCCTTGTCCGCAGACTTTGGCTGTTTCGGGGCTGTATCAGACGGAGCCGAGAGAAAGGCCGGGACAGGTAGCTGTACCCATCCCGGCCAATTCTAATCGGTTACGTCCGATTCTAGCGCTTCAGGCTAGAAAGGAGCTTCTTCCGACTTCTCCACGATCATATCGATGATCGCCTCGTCGGTGGTGGACTTGAAGACCTTGGCCTCCGGATCCACTTCCTTGAGGCGCTTCTTCAGAGCGGTTCGGTCGAGTTCCTGGAGTTCGGCGCGGAGGGCTTCAGACTCGTCTTCTTCCTCTTCCTCCTCTTCGACCTCCTCTTCCTCTTCCTCTTCCTCTTCCTCTTCCTCTTCCTCGTCGTCGCCATCGGCGTACATCGGCTTGTGAGGATCGACTTCCTCGGACTCTTCGTCCTCTTCGTCTTCTTCCTCGTCGGAGAACTCCCAGTCGACGATAGCCTCGATCAGACCGTCCTTCTTGAGACCCTTGATGTCGATCTCGGCTTCGAGTGCAGCAGCCTTGAGGTCGGCGAGCTTCATCTTCTTCAGCTCGGCGGTGCGCTCAGCGCGCTCCTCTTCCTCGTCACCCTCGATCTCTTCGGTCTCTTCGACCTCGGTCTCTTCGACCTCGACATCGATGTCGTCATCTTCGGAGATGTTGGTGGTGTCGATCTTGGAGATCATGTCGACGTCGATGGACTCGCCGTAGCCCTCCGAAGCAGGACGCTTGCGGACAACGATGCGAACCTTGCGACCGTGGAACTTCACACCACCGATCGAGTTGATCTTGGAACCCTTGCCGGAGTCGGCGTCTTCCTGCGACTCGAAAACGATCTCAGGATCGTTCAGCGGAGCACCAACGGCCTTGAGGAAGGAAACGTAGCGAGCCTGCATCGACTCAGCCTCGGACATGAAGTGGATCATGCCCCAGACAGCAGCGCCGTTGTACTTGGCCTTGTCGGAGCTCTTCGGCTCGTCGACCTCGAACACCGCGTTGATGTAGTAGTTCTCGGAGTTCTTGGACTTCTTCAGGGTTGGGTTCTTCAGAACCGCGATGTAGGAACCCTCGACCAGTGCTGGTCCATCGTACGGGAGGAACGACGAGGAGGCGTTCTGGTTGGTGGTCGTCTTCAGCTTTGCCATTTGTGTATGACTTCCTTACTTGGTTGCTGCGCGACGGCGTGGTGCCGTGCGCTTGGCGGTGGACTTTGCGGGAGACTTCTTCTCCCCGACGAGTGCTTTCTGGATCAGGCTGTCAAGCTTGACCAGAGTCAGGTTGTCCTGGTAAGCACCCAGTGCGGCAAAACGGTCTTTGCCACGGTACGGATCATTCTGCAAGAAGTGGATCCGTCGAACATCCTTGTCTCCGGAACGGATAACCTGTCCGAAGCCGTTGATGTTCATGTACCCCATGATCTGCTCTGCGAGAGCACCCTTCTGACCGTGAATGGACGGCATGAAGTAGGTCTCTCCGGTCAACTCGTTTTCACGAGTCTCCTGCCAGGCAGTCCAGAGAATGTTGATCGGCACTTCGTGAAGCTGCATAACCAGCTTCTCCGTGCTGAGCTGATCTCGCAAGTAGTCACCCGGCTCCGGAACCAGAGGATCGGTGCGCGGATTCTTCTTGAGGTTGACTTCCTTGACCTGTCGACGGAAGAGCTTCTGAGCGTGTGAGATGTTGTCGACACACACCCAATCGAAGTTCTTGTATCCGCCATCCTTCAGCCAGGTTACAGCCTCCTGGAGATCATTGGCATTCGTGCACGTCCACTCCTTGGCGTTGTGGCCAAAGCGCTTCGCCGAGAACGACCCCTCGGGGTCGGTCAGCAGCAGGAGCACCTTGGGGTGCGAAGTACCGAAGATGGTCTTGCCGAATCCGCTGGGTGCTGTAAGCAGCATCCGGACGTGGCCGATATCCCCGATGTCGTGGATTTTAGGGTGAATCCCTGTCATCCTTCTCCTCCATCTCTTTGACACGAGTTACAAACTTGGACAGCTGGGTCTCGAGGAAGTCGTAGTCCTCACGGCTGATCCGAGACAGAGCGAACTGCCTGCGAACCCGGCTCTGAAGCGCTTGTGCTTCTTCGAGACCCAGTGTCTTCAGAGACTTGGCCATTATGCAGACTTCCCATCGTGGTGGTCTTCATAAGGATCCCAAGTCTTGAACTGCACATCCCTGTAGCTCTCCCAGTCCGCGTCAGCTTCTTCAAGCTGGCACATGCGGAAGAACTCGCAGTCCCAAGAGCAGTCCTTGGTTGGATTCTTGATGATCGGGAGAAGAGGTCGATCTTCTCGTGCGGACTCGATGTGGAGTCCTTCATCAAGAATTCTGCGAAGCATCTTCTTCCTCTGCGACTTCGTACGGAACACTGGGATCCGTTCGAAGTACGGAGGAGGCTGAGTCTTGGACACTTCGCCCAGGACTTCAACACCGATGGTCTTGGCGAGTGCTGCCAGCTCATCGACTTTCATCTTCGCAGACAGACCGGACAGCTCCTCGTGCGACTCCATCAGCGGAGTCAAAGTCTCGAGGTAGTTGTCCTTGGTCGGCTTGTTGCAGTAAAGTCCGTCAGCGTTCTTGGGTCGCGGATCGTCTTTAGCTTTGCGGAGGAAGTTGTAAAGGATCCCGCTGATCTCTTCACCGGGCTTCAGCACACCACGGTTCCGCAGGATCATCCCTGCGATCGCCCAGTAGCTTCCAGCCTGATCGTCGAGAGGCAGGTGATGCACCTGGATGCCAGCAGCAGTCTTGTGCTCGAAGAGCCAGATGCTACCGTGGGTCATCTCCCCGGTGGTCTCGCCGATGTATCGGAACACACCGTCGATAGTTCCCACATACCGGAGCCAGCGCTTCTGGCCGGTCACAGGATGTGAGAACCACACCTGGAAGGACATCTCAGGTTGGATGCGCTCCCATTCTTCTTCCTCACCATAGTGTTCGACATACCGTTCCAGCATGTCCTCACCCATGGTCAGCGCTTCTGCATATTCTGCCATGTCGTCGAAGTTCCCGGTGTCGAACCGTTGAACCTTGCCCGATTCGAGAACTTCGACGAGGGTCTTAGCAGGATGTACACCGCGCTCTTTGCCAGGCTTGTACCACTCTGCGAGAGCAAGGTGGACGGCCTGGCCGAACCACAAGGGGTTCGATTCGCGCAGAGGCTTCAGGTTTTCCTTGTATGCCCAGAACCACTTCTGCGGACAACGCTTGAAAGTGCGTCGCTCACTTGTGCGGATCTCGAGTATGGACATTACTTGGATTCAGCCTCTGGCTTCTGTGCTGCCTTGGCACGAGATGGACGTGGCTTGCGAGCTGCAGGCTTCTTGGCCGGGGTCTCTTCCGAGCTTGGCTTGGCTGCAGCAGCCTTGGTCTTGGTCGCGGTCTTGGCAGCAGGCTTCGAAGCAGTCTTCGCAGGAGCCTTATCAGCGGAGTCAGCGGACTTGGCTTCGCTTTTCTTGGCATCGGCTTCGGCTTTCTTCGCCTCGGCTTCTGCCTTCTTGTTGGCTGCAGCTTCGGCGCGCTCGGCCTTGCGCTTCGCAGCCTCTTCAGCCTTGGCGAGGCGCTCAGCCTGGCGCTTCTCAGAAGCCTCCTGTGCCTTGATCTTGTCCTCTTCGCGCTTCTTGG